GGGGGGGGGGAGGAGGAAGTATTTATAGTTCGAGCAGGTTGCTCTCTCTCTGGGCTATAATATTAGTTTGCCCAGAGAGTCAGAGAGCGACCCGAATGCCGCCTAAAGTCGCCAAGACCAAGAAACGTGACTTCGTCAATTCTCGTTATGTCCTCCTCACCTACTCCCAATGCGGGGAGTTATCACCTGACCGAGTTGTGGACTGTCTTTCAGGATTGGCAGGTAAATGCATCGTTGGAAGAGAGCATCACCAGGATGGAGGACTTCATCTCCATGTTTTTTGCGACTTCGGACGCAAGTTTAGATGTCGAAGAGCTGATGTCTTCGATGTGGACGGAAAGCACCCGAACGTTGTCCCGTCTTATGGAACTCCAGAAAAGGGATGGGACTACGCGTGCAAAGATGGAGACGTTGTTGGCGGGGACCTTGGCCGGCCGGCCAGGCCTTCGCGCGGAGATCTCGATGGGGAATCTGATTCTCTCTGGTGTCGAATTACGGAGGCAAAGGATCGAGATCAGTTTTGGGAACTGGTGCACCAGTATGATCCAAGAGCTGCAGTCACTTCTTTTCCCGCAATTTCGAAGTACTGCGACTGGAAGTTTGCATACCACCCTCCCGTCTATGAGTCACCTGCCGGCGCCACATATCTTGGAGCAGAGTCTGACGGCAGAGCTGCATGGGTGCGACAAGCTCTTATTGGATCTGATCGAGATGGAAGGCGGGTCAAATCACTAGTGTTGTATGGAAGATCCCAAACAGGAAAGACTACGTGGGCCCGTAGCCTGGGTGTTCATATATATGTGTTGGGATTGGTTAGTGGGAAGATTTGTGGAGAAGCCCCTGACGTCGATTATGCCGTGTTCGACGATATACGTGGGGGCATCAAGTTTTTTCATTCGTACAAAGAGTGGCTAGGGTGTCAGGCTTACGTCACTGTAAAGGAACTTTACAAGGAGCCTAGGCAGCTGCCTTGGAACAAGCCATCAATATGGTGCAGCAACGTAGATCCACGTTTGGAGTTGCTGCAGGTCGATATTGATTGGATAGAGGAAAATGTCACTTTCATAGAAATTGAAGATAAAATAGTGGAATTTAATTAACGCTTCGCGGCCACATCTATCCTGGGTAACGGCTTAAATGGTGCACGCCTCGCCCTCCGGGCATCGTCGGGGCTAAGCCCCATACGCCTCTAACGTTCATGCCAGTACTGCACACCCTCAGAGTTAAGTCCGAGGAGATCTGTAGAGGTAGCACCTAAGGCAGTGCTAAATATATCATAAATGAAGTAGTCACCCATGCCACGCTTATCCTGCACTGACTGGTTGAGAAGAGACACGCTCGCTCCGCTCTCTGCGTCATTATACACGAGGTTCTTGTTCATTGGGTGCCACAATTTCTTGGTAACAACCGTGCCAACCTGGTTACCGCTCCTATAGGTCCAGGTTTTGTCAAATTTAATGTCGACCCGTGTCGTGTCAACCTTGGCAGTAATGGGGTCATCCCAGTCAACGCCCTTCGATCCCTGAAAGATGAAGGACTGCTGGTTATTGATGGTATTCGGCATGTTATTATTCTGCTGATTAAGCCACATGCGAGTAGCGCCAGAAGTAGTTGAGATGAAGTACGGATTGGCCGTAATCAACGGAGTATCCTCAGAGGCAGGATTGAAGAAGAACAGGCTCTTCGCCGTAAAGCATATGCGCCGATGGAACCACGGAGCACCGGAACTGGTCTGGATGCGCAAGGTCTCAGAATACCCGCGCATGAAACAAGTCGTAGCCGTGCGCAACGTATGATTGATAGGAGCGCCGGAAGATCCGGATATAGCAGCAGGGATGTATGTAGGGCAATAAAGGTATGTGGACGTCTGACCGCCGGGGACGGTCGTATTCGTGAAATTAAGGCCGCTGGGGGCTCCCGTACTGGTCGTGTTGGTCACACCCCGACGCGCGTCCCATTTCTTTTTCGACGTCAAGTTCAGAATGGCTTTCCTTGAGGCCTTTTTGCGATAGGTTCGCCGCCTGGTGGCGTAACGCCGGCGTGGGGCGGTCCTCTTTCGTGTGGATCGGGATCGACCACGAGACTTGCCGCGTGAATAAGCCATTTTGTTGAGGCATTTTGTTGGGGGAAGGGGGGGGGGAGGAGGAAGTATTTATAGTTCGAGCAGGTTGCTCTCTCTCTGGGCTATAATATTAGTTTGCCCAGAGAGTCAGAGAGCGACCCGAATGCCGCCTAAAGTCGCCAAGACCAA